TTACTAAAAATGACGGAACGTATGCAAGCCCAACATACGGAACAGGTGCAAGTCGTAAAATTACAGTAGAGGAATTAAAGACAGCTTTAGCGATTATAAGCCAAACAGTTACAAATGGTGTTACTACTAAATCACCAAGTGAGGATGCGGTATTTGATGCTATTTATGCAAAAGGGTTAGTAAAAAGTAATGCTTGGAAAAACAACGGTGTAGGCACATTTACTTTAGAAGCGGACAAATACAATATTGTAAATTATTCGAATACAAATATTGAAATTTTGCTACCTGCAGTTGAGGTTGATAAGACCATAATTGTACAAGGCACTACTCAAGATGGTTCAGGTGCTGTAAATTTTACAATAAATAACATCAAAATAGGTGGTGCTGACCTTGGTACTCCTTATTCAGTTACCGTGACAAACGAAAAAGAGGTATTGATTTTTTATGGTAATTATTACGGATGGCATTTAATAGGCCATTCAAATAAAACAATTGACTTATCTACGAAACTAGACCTTGATGGGGGTAATGCTAATCAAGATATTGATATAGATGGTTTTGGAGTAAACGCTAAACATTTTAAAGTAAATGGTACTGCTGGTGCTGGTCACATTGGTTTAAAACATCAATCGGCTAGCATTACAGCAAGTGCAAGTGAATCTAGTATTGGTGCGGATTCTGTGGGTGATCCTGTTTGGAAAAATGATGGCGGTGCTATTGATAAGTTAGAATTACAATCTAAAAAAGATTCTACAGGTGGTTATGTTGGTTTGACATTGTTTAAAATAAACTTTAAAAATGTTTTAAATACATTTACTTCTTTCTTTACAAATTCAAACACAGCATCAAGAACCTATACATTTCAAAACAGAGATGGGATTATTTCAGATGATACTGATTTAGCAATTGCAAATAATCAAGTTGCTTATGAAACTTGGAGTACAGATGCAAATTATACAACTCAAAACACAACTGCAAAAAGGCTTATAGTTTTACAAACAGGAACATTAACAGCTACAAGAACATTAACACTTGCAAGTGTTACAGGTTCAGGACAAGAAGTTATAATAGTTGCAGGAGGTTCAGTTACAAGCTCCATTAAAATTACTGTCGTAACAACAGGTGTGGGCAAAATAAATGTTACATTAAATAGTTTTGATATTACATTACCGTATTCGCAAACATTGTTAACTTCTGTAAGTTCAATATCATGGACAGCCCAAAGTGCCAGTGGTAGTGTTTTTACAGATGATGGAGTGACACTTGAAACAACTAGAAGGTTAAAAGCTGATTATTTCGCAAATGGTGTTAAAACATCAATGACTGGGATAATTGGATATGGTGACTTTAAATCTGTTTTGATAAATTCAAATCGAGTTGGATTCTCAGTAAATTCATCCGCTGGAATTAAGTTTATACCGTCTATTGATGGGGTATCGTATTGGTCTCAAGAAATAGGGGGTAATACTTTTCTTAAATTTTGGGATGGCTCAGATGTTGGCAGTGGGGCGTATGCTCCTAATACACAAAACTCTTATTATGGAGGGTGGAATTATTTTAGTGTATCAAATCCAACAACTTATATAGAAGGTTATTATTACAATGTTGCTACTATTTCACAGCTAATAATTACTAAACCAACCTCAAATGCAGGTGCTTTACAAGTTGCTTTGAGTGGTGGTAAGATAGCAGTAACAACTAATTCAGGGTTAACTTTTGCCAAACAGCAGCTATTAAATACTTGGCTAAATAGTGAATTACCTTTATTGAATCAAAAATATTCAACAACAGGATTAGCTTCTTATTGGACAGGTAGTGAAGGATTAGGAGTTGGTCATTCTTCTCAAAATGCAAGTGCAATACTTCAAGCAGATAGTACTACAAAAGGTTTTCTTCCACCACGAATGACAAACACACAGCGTACTAATATAGTAAGCCCTGCGATTGGATTAATGGTGTACTGTACAGATGCAACAGAGGGACTATATATTTATAAATCAACAGGTTGGACATTCATAATTTAATATTAAAATCATGGCTCAAATTTTAAATGAAATAAATTTAGGTGCAGTTGCAAAATACAACGGCATGACAATGTTCAGAAAGATAGCTTTATCACAGGCTTTTACACCTCAATTTGAGGTTAGCGAAGACGGGGAAAGCTTACTTCCAAGTTCAAAAATTATGGTGACTTACAACGAGTACATCAAAAATTCAAACGGTGAAATTATACCTGCTTTATCAGAAAATCTAAAGCGTTATGTTTTGCAAGATGAGGAAGTATGGAAGCCTGTTACAAACTTATTTAACCAACTTTCAAGAACACCAACAAGCTTAACGGTAGGCTTACTTGATACCATAGAAATGACTTTAGGTGCTATTCCACAAGATGCGCCTGATTGCTATCTTGTTAAATCTACGGACTTTTCATGAGAGTTCGCGACATAATTTTAAAGGCGGACAAACGTAAGCTTGGAAGCCTGGCAATAGCTGAAATAACACATTCTAAGTATAGCCACACAGCCGTATTGACTGAAAACAATGAAGTAATAGAAGCTGAAATACCTATTGTAATTTCTACCGACTTTGAAAAATGGAAGGCAAAAAATAAACATCGCGAATATTATTTTTCGGATTGGTACGATTGTAATATTGACATTAATTTATTGAAAGGTAAAAAATACGAATTAGGTAGATTTGTTAATTATTTGCTTTATAAATTAACAGGATCAAAATGGTTTATAAATCGAGATAATAGCAAAAAATACGTATGTTCAGAAATCAATGGGCTTTGTAGGGGGTTACCAAATCCTCACTTATTAGTTCCCCAAGATTTTGTAAAATTCATCAAAAAATCCTAATTTACCAAAATGGAAATAACAGAAAAAACAAGGTTTAATTTCAACGGCGAAAAAATGGTAGGTGCATTCGTAGCTGTTTTTTTAGTAGCATGGGCATTGCATTTATATATCACCAAGCAAACCGAACGTGACGACAGGCAAGATAATAAAATTGACCTTGTAACCGCTAAAGTAGTTTCTTTAGAACAAGAATTTAAAGCAAGTTCTATTGAAATAAATAATAAGTTGGATAGGATTATTGAAAAGCAAGCAATAGACCACGACATAGTTATAAGACACGAATATAGCAAGAAATGAAAACAAGTAATAGAGGAATAGAACTAATTAAACGCTTTGAAGGGTTAAGATTAAAGGCTTATGTATGTAGTGGTGGTGTTGATACGATAGGCTACGGTACTACTATTCTCCCAAACGGTATCAAAGTCCCTAAGGGGTCAACGTGCACAAAAGACCAAGCCGAAATGTTTTTAAAAAACGATTTAGAAAAGTTTGAATCTGGAGTGCATAGATTAGTAACCGTACCAATTAAGCAAAACCAATTTGATGCTTTAGTATGTTTTTCCTACAATGTTGGTTTAGGTGCTTTAGGGAAATCAACACTACTAAAAAAGATAAACATAAACCCAAACAGCGAAGAAATAGAAGCGGAGTTTATGAAGTGGAGTTATGCTAAACATATACAACTTGAAGGGTTAAGATTAAGACGTAAAGCAGAAAGCGAATTGTATGAAAAAGTTAATTGATAGGATTAAAGCTGAGGAAACAAGAATTGGTAAACTATTAGTTTACTATATCCCCGTTTTTGTGGGTATTGTGGCTAGTATTGTGGAAGTATTACAAGCTTTAGAATCTATGCCTATAAACGTGCCATTTAATACCAAGGAGGCTATCGCAATTTGTACATTAATTGGTATTATTGGTGGAAAATTAACTAAGAAAAAAGATGTTTAAATATATACTTATTGCTATATTGTGTTTCTGTTTAGGTGGATTATTAATGTATTCATTCAATCATAATAATGTTGAAATTAAGCATATAAACCACACTATTACAGACACTTTAATCCAAAAAGTTACAGTTATGCAAAAGGCAAAAGAAGTTATTAAATTAGTATCTTATACTAAGCTTAAACGTGAAGTTGATACACTTCACACAATAGACACGTCAGCTAGTGAGCTTGTTTTTAAGTTACTTAGTGAGATTAACAAACGTGATTCTATTATAGCGATTGATTCTATGCAGGTAGATGTGTTAATAAAAATTAGCGATATTCAATCTGCTCAAATTGACACTTTGGAAATTAAGTTAACAGAAGCTACTAAGCCAAAAAAAGCTTTAAAATATAGCTTAATAGCAAACTTTGTTTTATTGTTAGGGTTGATAATTAAATAAGCCAAAAAAAGCCTAACTATTAATTTAGTTAGGCTTTTGTTTTTCTACAAGATGAACATTCACATATTTCAATCCTAAATCTACCGCATCCACGTGCGAAAATGTATCCTCTATCAATTTGCGATTGATACCATCCCTTATCAATCCAACTTTGCAAAGTAGTCGTTTTTTTTATTCTTACACTGCCTGAATCAGGCGCTTTCCATTGATTACCCATACTTTCCTTTTAATCGTTCCAATTCTTTTAACTCGGTAATCCTTACCGTTTCTTTAAAGTGTTTGGCCGTGTATGACATAAATTCCTCCATTGTCATATAATTGTGTTTTTATTTTTTCATAAATTGTAATTTTTTCTTTTTTGTATTTTTCGTAAGATTCTAAATTATCAAAAATAGCACTTTTATTTATTGGTTTTTCGTTAATGGTTAGAATACAACCATAATTTGAAAATATAATTTTTTCCCTAGACAAAAGCCTTTTTAATACTTCTACATTATTTTCTGGAGGGCGTAAGTACAATTTATATTTAGGCTTATTTTTCATACTTTCCTTTTAATCGTTCCAATTCTTTTAACTCGGTAATCCTTACCGTTTCTTCAAAGTAAGCATCATTTTTCATTCTTCTTTCATATTCTTCATCCGTTTCAAGACGCTCTTTGTAAGGAATAAAGTCTACTTCTTCATATCCTGCATCATAAATTACATCAATATGAGTATATCCTAAATTCTTCATTTCTTCAAGATAAGATTCAATATCGCTAATTTTATTATAACCGCTAAATTTAATTGTTGAATTACCATCAATTTTTTTTATCTTTTTCATATTCTTTTATATCTAAATACCAACAAAATTTTCCTTTTCGTGCCTCAATTAATGACAATAAGTAATCTACTTTATCGTCAAAAGTTTTCCCCTGTACTTTGGCCAGTCTGTGGTACGTGCCAATTTTTAAATTAACTGTTGGTTTATGATACATTTTAGTAAAATTTAAACCTCCTGACTACGTGCCAGGAGGTTGGAAGGTCGGAGTAACTTCCTTTGCTAAAAAACTGACGTTTTAAGGATTTCCGACATGACAAATATAAACAAATTTGTTTAAATATCAATCATATCGCTTTAAATTATTTTCATTTTTATACAATTTATTGCAAGCGTGTTTTCTTGCTTCGTCACTTTTTACATCAATAAAACCAAGCTTTTCACGGCAATGGTAACAGTAAGCCTGATTCCGATTAAGCATAGAAGCTGAACGGCTTAAACTGCCATAGTCGCTATTATTTAACGTCTGACAGTTACCACCCTCAACAGGTATCAGTTCACGTATTTTACCATCAAAACCCCTAACCTTCACGCCTCAATGCTTTAATAATACCTTCAATAATTTCAGTTCTCTGAGCCGTTCGCTTATTGTTCCACCATCCACGAAGCGAGATAATTAAGCTTTCTTTTTTGTGGTTTTCCTTCATTATCCAATTCTCTGGACATTCCGGACATGATTTTGTTTTGTCTAGTTGTTGCATAAATTTATCGAGTCTGATGGTTCTAAGTAATTTGTTTTTTTATTGTCTTTTTCGTTATAAACGTACGTGATAACCTCAATTGTGCTTTTTACTTGTTTTTTCTCTTTCGGAACACATGAAGCAAGGCACATACACGCCAGGATTACTATTCTTAACTGCATAAATTAATATTTCTAAGTCTTTTTTTGCTGTAAATGATAAATTATACTTTTCAGTAAATTCGTTTATTAGATCACGGTTAGTCATTTTGCACCTCCACTTTTCCATCTTGGAACGCTTTTAATAAAAGCAATAGCGTTTTTTGGTTCATTTCGAATAGTGCCAAGTCTTCTTTTGAAGTTTTGGAGAAAACGCCCTTACCAAGTTTTTCAAGTTCGTCAGTTAGCGTATAAAGCGCGCCTTTTAGCTTTTTAGGGAAAACAAATTTATCTTGACTATTTTCAAGCCAGTCGATGTTTTCCAACATTAACGACGACATTACTAATAACGTCGTCGTTCTTGAATCTCTTACTATTGTATTTTTCATATCTTGCTTAATTCTATATCCCTGATTTCTGCACCGCAACTAGGGCAATGATTTACCCTGTATTTTATGCCATCAACATAAGTGTATGGCATAATGTATTTTATTTTATCTTTATTATCAAAATAAGTCATCCAATAGAAGATATTTATAAAATTCTTAAACGATTCGCAACAATGTTTATGTTTCATATCTCTTTCGGGGCTAACATTTCAACTTTTACAGCTTTATAAGAATCGTAATTTACTAAATTAAAATCATTAGGCAATAAATTTTCAAAGTTTTCAAAACTTTTTATTTCAAGTTCACAATTTTGATATTTAAAGCAATCTAATTGAAACATGTCCATAGCTGGCTGTATTTGATTTTCGTACAAGTGTACGCACTTTAAATCTCCTTGGATAGCTAGTGCCTTATATCCTGTTATCTTTTCTAAAATCAACGCTAAACTAGCATATGATGCAATATTAAATGGTAACCCTAAAAGCAAATCTACACTTCGCTGATACCAGTGCAACTCAAAACCGTACTTACCATCTGCAAGCGGAACACCTATCACCTGGAATTGACTATGGCATGGTGGCAATGCTGTTTTGTCTAATTCCATAGGATTCCATGCGTTAACAATTAACCTACTCCCCATTATATCCGCTTTCATGTCGCGGATTAAATTACTTATCTGGTCAACTTTTCCCCCAAAATTCCTCCATTGTACAGAGTAATTTTGACCTACCGATCCTTGACCTAAATCGTTAAAAACAAATTCATCTAATGGCATTTCTTCGGTTTTTTTATGCCAATTATAGGCATCTTTGTTCCATATCTTGCAATGGTTTTCATTCAGAAATTTAACATTATTATCACCTCTTAAAAACCAGATCAGTTCAGTAATAACCGATTTAAACGCTAATTTCTTAAGCGTTAATGCTGGGAATCCGTCGCTAAATTCATGCCTGAAAGTGTAGCTAGGTATCTGTAAACGCTTTACATTGCGTCTTTCATTGTTGTATTCAGTTCCTTGTGTTAATACTGTTTCAAGTATTGCTCTAAATTCTAAATCTATCTTTGCCATTGTTTTTATGAGTTTAAATGTGTTACATAAGCTTTATAAGCTAAATACATAGCTTCAATCTGTTTGAATTCTGCTGTACCTCTTTTTGTTTCAAATTCTTCTTCGCTTGCAAAAAATGAATCCCAATCTTCAATTGTCATTTTCTTACATCCTATTTTTATGATTCTATTGTTAATTATAGAGGTATTCCATTTTGAAAAAAGGGGTAAATTAGCGCCGTACAAGTCAGCGCCTTCTAAATTAGCGCCTTCTAAAGAAGCGCCTCGCAAATTAGCGCCGTATAAGTTAGCGCCTCGTAAGTCAGCGCAGTATAAGTTAGCGCCTCGTAAGTCAGCGCCGTATAAGTTAGCGCCGTACAAGTCAGCGCCGTATAAGCAAGCGCCGTACAAGTCAGCGCATCGTAAGTTAGCGCCAATCTTAACCCCTTGAATTAAGGTTTTTTTTATAGTGTTGTTTTCGCATTCATATTCAAATAGAATTGAACTATTAAAGCTGTGTTTAATTTGTATTTTCATAAATAATAATCGTTTTCATCCCAAAATTTTTTATTAGCCTTTTCGGCTTCGTTCCAGTCGCGAATAAATCGAACTATAAACAACACAGAACAAACAACTAATAAGCTTAATCCAATCCCTAACATGATAATTAACAGTGTGCTCATAACTTTATAACTTTTGATTTAAAGATTGATTTTGCTATTGCATTAACTTCTTTAGAATTTAGCTTAGTAGCATTTTCAGCTAATGTAACACGGCCAGCATCTTTGTGATAATAAACTTTTCCTACCATAATAATAAATTGACTTTCTTTTTTTTCGTAGTTAGACTTAACTATGTCGCACAGGCGTTTACGTTCAGCCTGTGCGGTTATTGGTTCTCCATGTATCATTTCTTGAATGTATAGCTTATTGAATCGCTGGTGTAAGACTTTACAGGTAGTTTTGGCACTACTTCGCCATCCTCTGTCACTACGTTGTGAACAGTCTTAAAGCTTTGTGAAAGTAACGATTTGCGCTCATCCAATTGCTTTTTTAACATCGCATATTCGGCATCTTGTTCAAAGTCTAAGATAGCGTAGCCGTTTCTTTTTGAAACTTTGCATCCGAAAAGTTCGTGAGTAGATCCGATTTCTTTTTTCAAAACGTAAGGCTTAATTTTCTCACGTGCTACCTTTATAGATTCCTCTGCAAATTTTAATTTACAGTCCATTTCGAGCGCGTCAAGTTCGCTATTTTTAAAAGATTCAATTAAGTTTTCAGAAATCTCTTCAATTCCTACCCTGTCAAGCTGAACGCTGACAGGGTTAATGTTGGTAATTTTAGTATTCATTTTTTTGTACGTCTGTAAGTGTGTAATATTTTTCTACCTCCGTAATAGTAGCGCCTTTCAATTTAGCTTTAGTCAAGTTTTCGGCTGTGGCGACTGGTTTTGTGCTTACTGCGCTTGCCTTGTTCCCATCGTCATCATCTGCCCCAACACAAAGAAAAGATTGTAAGCCGTACCTTCTCGCGTAAGAAATACCGCTTCCCTGAGCCTGTGCATCATTAAGCTTGTTAAAGATAATTTCAGTGTTACTTTCCAATGTTTCACCGCTTTCGTGAAGCAAAAGTGTTTTAACGTAGTTTTTCCCGTCAATTTGACAAATAGGCTGTAATACGCTTATTTTATGCTTGTTTAGGATTGGGAGTATTGCTTCCCTAACTGCGTTTAAGTCGCTGTATTTTGACTTAAAAAAAGGATTAGAAGCTTGTTTTACGGGGTTGCTCATTTCTGATTGTGCAAGTACCAATGCTGTTGCTATTTGTTTCATTTCTTTGTTCTTTTTTCGGTGAATGTGTCAACTACTACGCTAGGATAGCCTAGCCATAAGTCCATTAATTCTTTTTTCTTGTCACTTTTTGCAAGTGCTGGGAGAATCTCAAACCCGTTTTGCAATTCTCTTAATTCGTAGCGCATAATTTCTCGTATTTTTTAGCTCGTTCAAATTTTAATTGCCTAGCCACTCCAGGTGAAGTATTAAGTGCTGACATGATCATTAAGTGTAATTTAGTTTTGGTTTTCATGGTTATCTTATTATTCGTTTTTTTTCTTTTTCGCTAAATAATTTCATTATCTACTGGATATATTAAAGGGTTAAATAATCTTTTCCAAACTACATCATATTTATTAGGATTTGATGTAACTAAAATGCCATTTTTTCGACATCTTAGTTTATATTTTACTGTTTCCATTATTTTATTTCTTTAGCTGATACAGGCATTAACCTACCATTTGCAGTAGAATAGTAATAATATCTAACACATTTTGCAGTTTCTTTTGAAAACACATTAAATGTTTTACCATTTGAGAAAGTTACTGTTTTATTAGTTTCAGAGAATATTGTGAAGTCTATCATTTTCTTATTTGTTTAGTTGTTTACCGTTTATGTTGATACAAAGATACAACTTGTTTTAATATAAACAAACAAATAGATAAAAATAAGTGAAAAAATTTTTAATCACTTATTTTTTAGGGTTTAAAATGGTAAGTCGTCCGCCCCTGGATCTGGTTGGGATTCTTTATTAGTGATGCCTTCGCTATTCTTATCAATTCTCCACGCGTTAATATTCGTAAACCATTTTCCGTTATACTCGCGCGCATCTAGGTTGTAGTGTACCTCAACCAATTGCCCTACACTAAGCGACTTCACAACGGGGAGCAGCTTATCTCCCATGGCTGTAAAACTTACCTTTTTCGGGTATTGACCTTCAACCTCTTCTATCACAAAATCAATCTTTGCCCATTCCTTACCGCTTTGATTTACTCCCCTTTGCTCTCTTAATATAGCGTGTACTTTGCCTTTAATTTGTCCCATGATTTTAATAGTTGTTTTGAATGTAATTTTTGATTGATTCCTGATACTTTAAAGGTATATCCCTTTGTTTTTTTAACGCCTGATAAAGCGTATTTTTCGGTATATTTAGATCCTTTTCAATTTTTGAAAGGTTGTATTTTCGTTTTCCTAACTCTTCAATTAGTTCGTCATTCATATTATAAATATTTAAATAATAAATAGTTGTAAGTATAACAATCCCATTGTGTATCTGTTATTAACTCATTTAATAAACCATCCAATCCCCCTAGTTTTTGTATAACGTCAAAAATTTTAACGCATAGGTAATCTACATCCTCATTGATATTGTCCTCGAACACATCAATAAAATGCTTTCTTAATATTTGTATCTCTTGTAATTCCATTCACAAATATAAACAAATTTTGTTTAAATAAAAATAAATTGAAATTATTTTTTTATTGTGTTGTATTGTAATATATTTTGTTTACATTTGTGGCATGGAAACAAAAAAGGCAACAGTATCTTTGTCGATTGAAGCAATTGACAGGATCAAAATTCACTTAATAAAAAAAGGCCAAAAAGCAGGTGTGCAGAACTGCATTGATTTTGCATTAAAATTCACATTTGAATTATTAAAATAATGGAATATAAAGAGTTTTTAGAAAATAAAATTATAGTAGCTGAAAAATTTGGTTTTAAGCCCTATAAAAATAAAGATATACTTTTACCTCACCAAAATGTAATAGTAGATTGGTGTATTGAAGGTGGTAGACGTGCTATATTTGCCAGTTTTGGGCTTGGAAAAACAGTAATGCAGTTAAGTATTGCAAGGCAATGTATTTTAAAAGAAAATAAGCCTTTTTTAATAGCTATGCCTCTTGGAGTAGTCGGAGAGTTCAAAAAAGACAATGAACTTTTACAAAGCGGTTATGATATTGAATACATAACAGATACTGATTCAATTGAAAACTATGAACCGAAAATATACCTTACAAATTACGAGCGTGTAAGAAAAGGAGATATTGATGCTTCTAAATTTTGCGGTGTATGCTTTGACGAAGCATCTGTTTTGAGAAATATGAAAACAGAAACCACTCAATATGTTTTACAATATTTCGGTAAAATACCTTATAGATTTGTAGCTACTGCTACGCCAACTCCAAACGATTTCATAGAGATTCTAAATTACGCGGTTTTTCTTGGGGTAGTTGACAGGGGTCACGCGCTTACAAGATTCTTTCAAAGAGATTCAACAAAAGCTGGGCATCTTACTTTATATGAAAACAAAAAAGATGAATTTTGGAAATGGGTTTCAAGTTGGGCAATATTTATAAACAAGCCATCAGATTTAGGCTATGATGATACGGGATACGATTTACCAGAATTAGATTTAAGAGAAATTGAGGTTCAAAACAATAGTGATGATGTTATATTTAACAAGTACGGTGAGCCTGTAATTTTCAAAGATACAACTAAAAGCTTGGTAGATGTTTCGAGAGAAAAAGCTGACAGCGTAAGCCTTAGATGTCAAAAAGCGGTTGAACTTCTTAAAAATCATGATGGGGAGAATGTTATTATGTGGCATCACAGAGAATCTGAACGTGCCGAACTTGAAAGGTTGATTGACAAATCAAAACGTATTTCTGTTTTTGGTAGCCAAACAAATCAAGATAAAGAAAACCTTTTAATGGCATTTGCAAATGGAGAGCATCAATATTTATTAACAAAACCACAAATCGCTGGTTCAGGGTGCAACTTTCAACATCATTGCCATATTGCCATTTATGCTGGAATTGATTATAAGTTTAATGATTTCATTCAAGGAATACACAGAATACAAAGATTTAAGCAATCAAAAAAAGTAATTGTTTATGTTATTCATACTCAAAATGAAAGAGATGTTTTAAAAGAGTTGAAAAGAAAATGGAAGCAACACATAGAATTACAGCAAAACATGATTAACATAGTGAGAGAATACGGTTTGAACGATGAAAAAATAAAAAGCGAAATGAAAAGACAAATGTTTAATAATAGAAATGAGATTAAGGTTGGTAATGCTGTTTGTGTTAACAATGACACAGTCGAGGAAACCAAAAAACTAGCTGACAATTCAAGGGATTTAATAGTATCATCAATTCCGTTCGGAGATCATTATGAATATTCCGACAATTATAATTGTTTTGGACATAATCATGGGAATTCAGAATTTTGGAAACAAATGGATTTTTTAACGCCTGAACTTCATAGAGTGTTAAGACCTGGGAGAATAGCGGCTATTCACGTAAAAGATAGGATTCAATACAGTTACCAAAATGGTACGTCATTTACTACTATTTCGGATTTTGCATCAGAAACATCAATGCACTTTCAAAAACATGGATTCTATTTAATGGGCAAAATATCAGTTACAACAGATGTTGTAAGAGAAAATAACCAAACATATAGACTAGGTTGGAGTGAGCAATGTAAAGATGCTTCTAAAATGGGCGTAGGTTTGCCAGAATACATTTATTTATTCAGAAAAGCACCTACTGAAATGAACAACGCATACGGTGATGTTCCAATTTCAAAAAGCAAAGAAGAATACACACGCCCACTTTGGCAGATAGATGCTCACGCATATTGGAAAAGTTCAGGTAATAGGTTGTTAAGTTCAGAAGATGTGGCTAGAATGGATGTTAGTGCCGTTTGTAAACTATGGAAAAACAATGATTTAACAGAAGTATACAACTATGCTAAACATTTAGAACTTAGTGAAGAACTTGAAAAATTAGGTAAATTGAGCAGTTTGTTTATGACATTACCAACACATAGCAACAATGAGCTTGTATGGACTGACATTAACAGAATGAATACATTAAACGCAAATCAGGCAAACAAGAAAAAAGAAAAGCACATTTGCCCGCTCCAGCTTGATATTATTGAAAGACTTATAAATAGATTTAGTAGCGAAGGAGATGAAGTTTTTGACCCTTTCGGAGGTTTATTGTCTACTTCATTTATTGCAAGTAAATTAAAGCGTAAATCTAGGTGCCATGAATTAAATACTCAATATTTCACAGACGGTTTATACCATTTAAAAGCACAGGAATATAAGCTAAGCATTCCAACTTTATTTGATATCATATAAACCTTAATAGCCCCTTTAATTAGGGGCTTTACTAACATGAAAAGCCAAAACAAACAAATTAAAAATATGGGTATTTTTTTTTGGTAATGTAAAAGTAATTTTGTAGTATTGCATTGTTGGAGTGGTAGCCAATATCAAAAATTAGGTTAATAACTTAACCGAAAAAGAAACCCCGATGCAAGACTACCACCTTGTATTCGGGGTTTTCTTATTTAGTAAAATTATGAAGAATTTAGAATTAGAGTTTATTGGAAAAGGTCAAGTTAAAGGATTTATTTTCAAACAAATTGATAGCAATGAAAAATGTTTTATTTATGAAGTAAATACTGGTAATAGTTTACATTATGAGGTATTTAATAGAAAAGAAAATACACAATTTAATTGTATTTCTTATCCTTCAGATAAAGCATTTGGGTTATGGGCATTTTGTTTTAAATCAAAAGAATCAGCATTAAATAAATTTAATGAATTAATGTTTAAAAATCATGAGTAAACTTAGAAGTGTATCCACTGCATTTTGGAGTGACCCGTTTATTGAAGAGTTAACTCCAAGCGAAAAATTATTGTATCTATATTTTATTACTAATGAAAAAACTAACATGCTTGGCATTTATGAACTTAGCATAAAGAAGATTTCTTTTGAAACAGGTTTAAATAAAGAAACTGTTTTAAAGGCTTTGGAATCATTCGAAAGGATAAATAAAATAAAATATAAAGAGAATTATTTAATTTTATTGAATTTTCTAAAACATCAGCACTTTAATACAAACATGATAAAGTCAGCTATTGATTGTTACGAAAATTTGCCTAACTTCTTAAAAGATAGTACAGTTAAGTTGGATAAAAATAATACTTCCGAATCCTTTGAAACCCTTTCGAACCTTTACGGTATGGTTCCGAAAGTAGAAGTAGAAGTAGAAGTAGAAGTAGAAACAGAAACAGAAACAGAAACAGAAACAGAAATTCATCCGCTACGCTTATATGTTTCTCAAAATTTTACTAATGTTTCTAAATTAAAAACACAATTAACGAATAAACAATGTATTGATTTATTAAAAGAGTTTGGGAATAAATTAATTGATGAAAAGTTAAAAGCAATGGAAAATACAGCACAACTAACAAAGAAAAATTTAAGTGTTTATTTAACTTTGGTAAATTGGTGTTCAAAAGAAACAAAATCAACATTACCAACTCAACAAACTAATGTTTCACCTCCTAGCCAATACAAAAAACATGAAAACTAATTTGCCAAACGATATAAAAATTGAAAAGACAATATTAGGTGCTTTTCTAAACGACTCATCCGCACCAATTACATTTATCCAGCAAATAAAACCTGAAATGTTTTTTGATGAAAGTTGCAAGGATGCAATAACTGCCATTGAAAGCCTAATTAAAAAAAATATAGGTATTGATATTTTAACAGTTTCTAAAGAATCGAGAGCATTAGGACTAAGTTGTACGATGATTTTCATAAATGAGTGTTATAACTTAATTGTAAGTACTCAAAATTTGCAATCTTACATATCTACATTGAAAGAACTCTATGTGAGACGTGAATTAGTACACTTTGCAAATAAAAGTTTGTTAGAAGCGATAAATTTAAGTATTGACCCTTTGCAGTTAATGGCAAAAGTTCAAAGCCAATTATCTACTGCGGTAGACAACTTAGTAGTAAAACCAATAGATGAACTTTCAAAATTATCTAATGATCGTATTATTGACTTATTGGATACAAAAAAAGAGAAAAAAATAAAAGGTATTCCAAGCGGTTTTGTTTCAATAGATGAAACAATGGGAGGTGATTTTAAAAATGGAAGTTTAATAATTTTAGCAGGTAGACCTGGAATGGGTAAAACTACATTTGCTTTAAACATTGCACGCAATATGGCTTTTTTTCAAAACGCTTCAGGTGTTGTATTTTCGCTCGAAATGACAAAAGACCAGCTAGTAGACAAATTTATAGCATCAGAAAGTGGAGTTGATTCTCGGAATATAGACCAAAATAAGGTACATGATTTAGATATTATGCCACTCCAGGAAGCAAGTATAAGGCTAGGCAATACAAATGTTTTCCTGGATGATTCGTCAGGGCTAACACCCATGATTTTAAGAAGTAAGGCAACAAATTTAAAAATAAAGCATGATATAAAATTTATAGTTGTGGACTACTTACAGCTCATGCAAGATGACAATCGTAAAGGTAAAAGCAGAGAACAAGAAGTTAGCGAAATTTCACGAAGTTTAAAGCTAATAGCTAAAGATTTACAGATACCTTTAATTGCATTAAGTCAGCTTAGTAGATCATGTGAAGCGAGAACAAACAAACGTCCTATGTTATCAGATTTAAGAGAAAGCGGAAGTATAGAGCAGGATGCAGATGTTGTAATGTTTGTTTATCGTCCAGAATATTATAATGAAATGTTTGACGCCAATGGGAATAGTTTAACCAATAAAGCAGAAATTATATTTGCTAAAAATAGATTTGGAGAAGTTAAGTTTACAACAATAGACTGCGATTTATCAAAGTCAAAATTTATGGATTTGAACAATAAAACAAATTTTGAACAACCAAGTATAAACTCGTTTCCTAAAGATGTAATTAGCCAAGAATTTGTATTTTAAATTTAAAGATATGTATAAACCATCAAAGTACAGGGCAAAAAAAACAGAATACAATGGAATTATTTACGATTCTAAAAAAGAAGCAAAAAGAGCTATTGAATTAGATTTTTTTCAAAAGAATGGAATAATAACAGGGTTACAACGTCAAGTAAAATTTAATTGGATAGAAACACACCAAAAGGATTTTGTAAGCGATGAAGTACAATTTAAACGGTCTTATATTGCCGATTTTGTTTATTTTGACATAGAAAAACAAATTGAAATAGTAGAAGATGTAAAAGGATTTTTGACTGCAGAATATAAGAAGAAAAAAAAGATTGTAGAAAAATTATTTAGCATTAAAATAGTTGAAATTTAAACAAAGTTGTTTATATTTGTGAATGAAAATAATTAACCCAACTAAGCACCTAGGGATATAGTAGATTAATCATCGAAAAAATACTGTTTGGTATGTAATAAAATAAAGCACCATAT